GAATGAGGCGCGGGAGGCTGCGCGGAAGGCGCGGGAGGAGGCGGAGGCTGCGCGGAAGGCGCGGGAGGAGGCGGAGAAGGCGAAGAAGGCTGCGGCGGAGGCGGAGGCTGCGCGGATAGCTGAAGAGGAGGCTGCGCGGAAGGCTGAGGCGGAGAAGAAGGTTGATGATCCTAAATTAAAAAAGCGAAGAGATTTTTTGACACTGATTGAAAATTTGACACTGATTGAAAAAGAAAAACGTGTCATATATGGAAATCGATTATTTGAAAAAAACAGGGTAAATGAAATAACTGTAAGTGAAGTAACCGATTCAGCTACTACACTATACACAATTCCATCCACTATTGTTCAAAGAGTTAATGGAGTAGCCAAGATGTACGCAAAAGATGTAAATGATTTATATGAAATAATAAACGGTATTGGGTTGGTTGTTGTTCGTATAGGAGGACCGGATGTCAGTGAAGGAGAGGAATTAGCATCTGTAAAAAACGATCATATAACGCTCAATACCAAATGTGACGACAAGGAAAAATACGGCCCATTCCTTGCATTTGGACCTATTGATAATCAAAAAACAATATATGAAAATGAACAACTTACAGATTTTTTTAAATATGAAAATGATATTGCTTTATTTTCTTATGGTGCGAGTGGTTCTGGAAAAACATATACACTGTTCGGTAACAAATTTATAAAAAATGGGAAGGATGAAGGAATAATACACAAGATTATGAATGACAAATTTAAGAAATCGAAAATAACAGCAACTGCAATACAATGGTATTGTGGTAATATATATAGTGCTTATATGACAGATAAAAAATTATATAAATATGAATTAGGAAGAGTCACAGATAATGAAGAAGAGGGTGTGAAAGTGTTCAATGCCGTTGATAATAAAGAATACTTAAAGCTTGATAAATATACTAAAAAAAATAGTATGATATTATTACGTACATTAGATACTGATTATTTTAAAGGTAATTATGATCAACTATTTACTAAATATATACGTGACCGTAAAGGCATTATAAAAATAAAAGATTTCGGTCAGAATGATTTCGTAAACTATTTCTTTAATCCTGAGACGAATGATTTCCTTGACGATAATAAAAAAAATTTATTTGGAAAAATATTAGATAATTTAAAAACATATGATATATCTAATAATATACACAGTTTTGCGACATTTGACAATAAAAAACAACCTAAAATTGAAGGGGGTAAATTGTTGGACGGGCATCTAATAAAAAGTGAAGGTAATCCATTTGATGATACTTATGCAGCAAAAATAGAAATTAATGGAGCAGATGGATTAAATAAATATTTAACTCAGGTAATGAAATCAAGACCTACTAGGGCAACTGCAAAAAATCCGGACAGTTCGCGTAGTCATTTATTTATTAGGTTTCAAGTGACTACTACTGATAATAAAACTCAGAATATATATACATGTGATCTTGGAGGGATAGAAGAGCCATTGGAGTATTTTGATTTAGCTATGCTTGAAGGTTATTGGATTGTACTTGGTATAAAACAAATTGGGGAAATTATAGAATCATATAATAATTATAAACTACCAGTAGAAGATGTCATCCAGAATAAATTGAAACTATATTTACTTCCAACCAGAGAATTATCAGCAGCAGGATCACAAAATGTAGAATTGTTGTTTGATTTTCAAAATATAAGATTAGATAATAAAACTGCGATTGCGAAATATTTTAACAAGTTGTTTCAAATTATGAAATATGTAATTGGGGAAGATAAACTTAGTGATTTTTTAGCTAAAACAAAAACAGATGCTCTAACAAAGATAGTATCATTTGTAAATGTGAAAAAACAAATTAAAAAGGATATTGACGATTTAGCACGCAATAATGCATGCACTGCTGCGAAAGACTCACTATTATTCGCGGAAAAATTACTAAAAATATCACGCGATAAACCAATTAAATTCGGTCGCGTAGCGCGTCGCCGCAGTTACGCACGGAAAGGCGCTGCCAGGCTTGCACCTCATAAGCAAGCGAAGCGCAGAAGTTTTAAACGATCGAAGCGGCCTTCCGTTGGCGTAGCCACTTCGGCAACCAACAAAGCTCGAAAGCGGTCGTACCGACGCACCAGCGTCGGTCGCGCGGCGCAAGAGAGTGTCCTCAGCAAACTGCGCCGCCGTTCTATACGACGCGTTCGACGTAAGAGATCGTAAAAAAGGTTTAGGGATATGATTCTATCAAAAGGTAAGAAGCAATCCGAAGCAATCCGAAGCGAGCAATCGTAAAAGCAATCCGAAGCAAACAAAATGTCCCTCATTCGTGCGCAGAATGTTGAAATTTCGAAGGTAAGCCATGATAAGCTAAAGAAGCGCGATTCGGGGGCCAAGAGTGTTCGTGTCATGTATGACAACAATGCGTTCCGCGTACAGATCGATCGTGTACGTGTTCCGTTTGGTGTGAGTGTGTACCCCAACCCCAAGGAGACGAACTCTACGGAGCCTAAGAAGTATTCGATTGAGATTTCCCTTGGTGGTTCGGATTCAATGGAACATTTCCGCGAGGTGTTGGATGAGATCGATGATATGAATGTGTCGTATTGTGCGAGTAACAGCAAGGCTTGGTGGGGTAAGGCTATGTCCGCGGAGGTGATGAAGGAGGCGGAGAACTACAAGTCGCATGTGAAGCCCGATATGAAGGGTGAGAACCCTCCTCGTCTGAAGCTCAAGCTTCCGTTCTATGACAACAAGCCCCTCTTCAAAGTATTCAATATGGATAAGAAGGAGGTAAGCGTTGCTACGAAGAATGCGGAGGGTGTTTGGGATATTGATTGGGGGTGGGCTCGGAGTGGTATGGAGATCAAGGTGATCGCGGAGTGTGAGGGGCTGTGGGTTATCAACAAGAATATTTATTGCACGTGGAAGGCGGTTCAGATTCAGATTATGGACAAGGGGTCGGATATTCGCAGCTTTGCCTTTATCGATGACGAGGAGGCGGAGCCAATCCGCCAAAAGGCGAAGCCAGTTGCGAAGCCTGCGGAGGATGCTGAGGAGGATGATGATGATGAGTATGTAGAAGAGGAGGTGGTGGAAGACGAATAAACAATTAATTTGCGCAAATCGAAAATAAAAAAATATAAGTAACTTGTAGTAATAATGGAAAATTGGGAGTTGCTAAGCTCCGAACTTAGTTCGGGATGCGAGCCACCGCTTATTCCATATGAATCCGATTCTTTAAATAATGTGAAACGCGGTGAGCCTTCGTCCGAACTTTCATTGGAATACATGGAATTTTGTAATATACTGTCGGAGTTCTTGGATATAAGTTGCAAGTGCGATCTTCGTAATGTTCTTGGTAGGTTCCAAAAAATAAAACCAACGGATCCTATTATACACGAAAAGTGCGTAATCTGTCTGGACAACTACGAACATGGTACTTATAAGCGTGTATTAAAATGTGGTCACGTATTCCACAAAAAATGCGTAGACAGATGGTTTTGCAAACTATCCGAATATGATAAGGATCTGACATGTCCAATATGTAGAAAAAAAGTTGCTTAAGGATAATAAGATAACAATTAAACAAAAGAAGCCGTTTGCGCGGCTTCGCCACTTCGATTTAATATATGTGGTAAATAATAAATGGATGAAACCGAGGATGATATCGAACTAAGTCAGCCGCACATGTCGAGGAAGGATGTAGAAGATATCCTCGGAATGAGGCCTAAAAACCTTGATTACTACCTTCGTGCGCTAGTACACAAGTCTATACAAAGGAACGTAAGGCGTTCACAGGCCAAGGTTCTCGATTACTTGTTAATGTCCAATGAGCGCTTAGAGTTTCTTGGTGATTCTGTGTTTGGGCTCATTGTAAGTAATTATTTATTTGACAACTTTCCAACTAAGGATGAGGGATTTATGACAAGGACAAAGACAAAGATAGTATGTGGTCGTAATTGTGCAAAGTTTGCAAAGGAATTGAATCTTGGTAAGTATCTTCTCATGAGTCGGCATGTCATGAAGATAAATGGCCAGAACAACGATAAGCTACTTGAGGATGCATTTGAGGCATTTATTGGGGCTGTATACAAAGACTTGGGGTTTAAATTTGCCCAAGTTTTCGTTTACCGCCTAATTGATAAGTATTTGGATTTTGACGAGATCCTGGAAGATAACAACTACAAGGATATACTCTTGCGATATTCACAATCAGAAAGTCTGCCATTACCAATTTACAAAACAATTGACGAAGAAGGACCACCTCACAAAAGAATATTTACGGTAATTGTCACGTTAGGGGATAAGGAAATGGGTAAGGGGGTGGGGAAGAATAAAAAAGATGCAGAACAAAAGGCGGCCGAATGTGCACTAGGGGCTGTGGACTGTACTCAATTAAAAATTCTTATGAATAGGGATCTTCGATAGCCGAATTTATTTGTTAGGCAAGACGCCGAATTTATTTCCTATGTATATATTAGAAATGGTCAATGAACACGCCGGCAGTGTCAACGCTATGCGCTGCATTCTTATTGTACTAATTATAATATTCCTTACACTGTCTTTTTGGTGTTTATATAAACGAGGATATGATAACTTTACTACCGTCTCTAGTAACCTTGACGGAAAGAATTACCAGGTAAGGAACAATTATTCAGAAGAGGAAAAAAAACGCACCGCAGACTATTTGGCAAGGATTAGCGATAGGGTAAATAAACTTGTCATGTATATGGTCGACAAAAGTCTACCCAACCCCGAAATAGCAAGTCGCCTAGCAGCTCGTTGGGAGAAATGTACGCTCAAGGAAACCGGGAGCAGCGAGAGATCTGCAGCATATACTGTCAACAAGGGCGATGAGATGAGAATTTGCGTACGCAATTCGAGTAACAAACTAGAAAATATCAACACATCTATGTTTGTCATTATACACGAACTCGCGCATCTCATGAGCAACTCCTACGGCCACGGACCGGAGTTTAAGGACAACTTTAATTATATCATACACCTCGCATCTTCAATAGGTACATACAAACCCCAAGACTTTACAGGAACCCCCGTCAACTATTGCGGCAACGTTGTCACCATACGAACAACCCCGTGCTCCGATGAAACGTGCGAATACACCACCATACCAACCGATAAACCTTATGGCCCTGTCTTGGGATAGGCGTGGCCTGGGACAATAGAATCTGCGGCCAAAATTAATTTCAGTAAATCTTCGTAAATCGAAGATTTACGAAATAAATCTTCGATTTACCGAAATTAATTTTCTTGCCAATCATTAAAACAAAATGTCCTGCGGTATGAAACCCGCAATGGCCTCCTTCGGTCGCCGCCGTAGTCGAAGTGTTAAAAAGCGTCGTACCGCGACGGCCAAACGCGGCAGGTGCCTATCGTTCCGAACCCGCATGGCGCGCAGACATCGTTCGCGCCGCGGTTCGCGTCGAGGTTCGCGCCGCGGTTCGCGTCGCGGTTCGCGTCGCTCGTCTCGCCGCGGTTCGCGCCGCTCGTCGCACCGGCGGCACCGTTTTGGTGGTGCGGGTAATGGTATGGGTGATATGGGGCCGGGGTTCGCCGGCCCTACGTCCTTCCAGAATGGGTACGCGTCGTATTTTGGGGGGCAGGAGCCGTTTGTGAATGCCTCAGAGTTCTGGTACCCCAACGTCTCCACGGGGGCTGCCAACCTTGTTCCCTCAAACCAGCCCACAAACTACCAGTCCCCCAAGATGCTTAGGTCATACGTGAAGTTCGGTAAAAAAAAACTTTGCAGTTCATGTGGTAGCAGTTCATGTGCTTGCGGCGGTTAATAATACTTGGAAAAGTTCGCGCTGTTCGGTTGTTAATTCTTCGGGAAATTTAATTTTAAATTTCACAAAGAGTTTACCAATCTCGTCGTTCTCGTAGGGCATACCTTCATCGTCAATTTCCTTTATGGTATCTGGCGTTACTATACTCTTGCAATTTAACTCAATTTCATGCGAGTCTAGGTGAGTTATGGTCCTACTGAATCCTAGGAGAGCTTCCCACAGAGTTATATCTAGTGTGACCCCCAGGTCGTTTTCCATTCGGGTGAAAACGGGGTGTTTCCTTACCCTAATTTCGACGCATACTGTATGGTCCCCCATTTCTAACGTAACGGAACCTCCTCTGTACCCTCCCGGGGGGACTTCGATGTCAAGGGTCATATCCTCCCATGCGAATTCTGGCTCGAGCTTGATTTCTTGGAAGGCGATTGGTCCTACCTGATGTATTTCGCTCGTCTGTGCCATTCTGCCAGTAAAGTTTTTTTTTCGGTAATTCACTTTGAATTTACCCCCGCAATATATTTCTTCTAGAGAGAGAGATATATCTGCACGGGTCACTGGGCCTTTGGGTACCGAAGGGGCGAATAACCCAAATTCACGAAATATATTGAAAATGTCGTTAAATTCCTCGTCACCTGTGGTGGCGCCCGATCGAATAACCTGGTATGCCTCGCTGATTTCCCTAAATTTATCAATTGCGGAGGGATCTTTGTTTTTGTCTGGGTGGTACTTGAGTGCCAATTTCTTGTAGCGTTGTCTGATTTCATCCTCTGAATCAGTTTCTAGGACACCTAGGGTTTTATAAGGATCTGGGCGGTCCATGACTCTATACATATATATATATGAAATAAAGGGGAGCAAACGGACGCTACGTACTGTGCATCGTGTTTAGTATCCACATGATGGTCCTACAATAATCTTGCATTATTACATTGATTGGTAAGTTTTGTATTTTACGAATCCGTTCATTTAACTCTGTTACGGCGCTACGCGCCGATCGAAGCGAAAATTGTTGGAGAGTTTCTTCATTAGGATACAAATTGTAATAAGCCAGAGCATTCATTTCCTGCTCGCCTGGTGCATATTTTACCGAAATTTCCGTTTTGGGTTCGTCGGTAAAGTTCTTTTTCGCGAGGTCCTCGGAAGTAGTAGACTCCCCATATATAGTTATGTCAAGTCTCCAAAGTATATTGGGGGTATGGTTTTCGGGCATGCCATTAATTTCGTATTTTTTCTGGTACCTATACCTCTGGGGGCGAACCTGAGGAGAGTGTTTAAGGAGCTTAAACACATTTTCAACGGTTGTAATTAGAGGCGCATCACCGTACCCACATTTTTGCATTATTTCATTACTTGGGATCGTTAATACGGTAATTGGGGTTATGTCCAATATTTCATACTGTATGCGGTGTGCGCCTAAAATTACGTTTGTTATTACAATTTCCCCCTTACCATGTTTGTAATAATATACGGCGCAAGGCTCTGGTTCCGCGCCACCGCGGAAAAATCCACAAATATTGGGATTGATTATGTTTAATTTTGTTTTTATGTAAATCTTCGATTTAGCCTCTCTGAATTGTTCAACTAATTTCTGTAACGAAAAGAACGATTCGCCCAGCAATTTGCATGGATTTTTACTAAGACGACACCTATGATCAAATACGGTACCAATTAATTGTTTAATAATGCGGTTCCGGTACATCGTTCCCCATGTATTACTAGGTTTGAAAACGACACATAGTAATTTTAAATCTATGGAACCTTCAGAGCCCCGCGGTGCTGCTATAAGTGTTTTATTATCGCCGCAAAGGTCATTGTTTTTTGTAAACACAAACCGGTCGTCAAGCGTAGAAGCAATCGAATGTTTAGCAATGTGGTTTTGTACTTGGCGAACGTCATTATACTTTAAAAACAAGTCTTTCACTGAAAAATACGGGCTGACAGCCATACGAAATGGTGTGCCTTTGGAATGCGAAATATATTGGTAAATTGGTGAATACTCATTTAGGACTACCTTTTTAAGAATATCGTATCTTTTATAGAAAGGCCACCTCGAGTTTGCCTTGGGTCCTATCATTGCAAATGATGCACCTAAATTTAATTTTAGTCTCGAGGATTCGTCTTCAAACGTAGGGGTGGAAGGTCCATAAAGTAAATCGCTTGCATTATAAATTAAATTGTTATCGACGCGAAGCGTCGAAGCATACGGCGAAGCCGTATGAGTCAAAAGTTCGCCATCAAATAGCATTTGTGCGCAACCACTTATAGATGGCAGATCATTTATTACCCAATATGTTAAATACGGTGCCGAAGGCACCTTCGACGCCGTGCCGATAAAAAATATATACCTAGCTTCGCTATTGTTTTCATCAACTTCCCCTATAAGCATGAGAAATCTGCCTTCCGTGGCCGAGCGAAGCGAAACAAGGTAATCATTCCGAACGAGGTCCGAAAAATGTTCTCTTTCAAGTAAGGTGCTGCGACCTCCTAAAAAGGTAGGCGTTTGGTGCATTCGACCGCGCGACATTATATTATTATATATGACATCGTATGACTTCTTTGCACTATTATAAAGCTGCTCCCCCTTTTTCAGTTCAATTAAATTCATTTATTAAGTATATCTTTGAAAAAAAATTATAAATATCTTAGATATAAATAAACAATGGCTCAGTGGCGCTTTGCCCCGTACTCGCAAGAAACAAACCCGATTCTACCCATGGACAAAACAATGGCACAGGTCGCCACAATAACATCTTCCGTATGGAACACACCGGCCGCATCTAGCCCTCCAAATGGTGTTTTACCACCCTCCCCTACGACGCTTCGCGTCGACGCGATCGAAGATCGTACTACACTATTACAGCCTGGTCGGTCGGCGCGGCGAGAAGCGCAGTACCAGCTATGGAGAATACAGTCGAATCGTGAGCCATATTCTAGTGAGTATATGGTAACACCCTATGGTGGGATGGAAACCAGGATGGGTACGAATCTTGGTATTCGTTAAAAAAAAATCATAGTAAATTATATAAATTATATATATATAATTAATAATTAATAATTATAACAATGAAATTGTTAATTGTAGGATTCTTGGTTATTTTAGTTGTAATTACAATAGCATGTATTGTTGTTTGTTCCAATAAAGCTGAAAAATTCGACGCGACCGATATGCCATTCGGGTTTAGACCGCCGCCATTTAATACGACGCTTCGCTTCGCGTCGGTCGGAGACCGTACAAGAGTCCAAAGATTCACGAATACGGCAACATTCAAAGCTCCGATCTCTCTCACATCCGTAAAGGGGTTGAGTGAGTTTCGTGCTGCGGAGTCAAAAACAAAAGTGAAAACAGTCGGGAACTATGACGATTATATAACCGAAATTATCCGAAACTACAACAATGGGCGAATCGAAGAAACAAAAAAACTCACAATCAAAGATATACTAAACGATATATCACACCACGATATAGCAGGGTTTCACACAAACCACGCGTCGCCTAAGGATTTGCCCAAAAACCATTTACACTACGAAAAGGGAAATGTCCTTACTATGCCCACGTTCTTTGATTGCAGAGATAAATGGCCTGGGTGCATACCCGCAGCAAGTTACCAGGGAACTTGTGGAAGTTGTTGGGCCTTTGCGATATGTGCATGCCTAAGCTCTCGTCTATATATAGAATCTTGTGGTTACGGAGGGTGTAATTCGTATCCGCAACTGAATTTGAAGTCAGTTGACCTAACGGAGAATAACATAGATGCCGTATATAAATACAAAACAATAACACTAAGTAATATACATAAATTTATTGATGTTGGGGAACAAACTGAGAAGAATCCGTCTGTATCTTTGGACGAATGGTTATCCGCAGTAAAACGTGCCCATAAAATTGTACTATCGGATAGTACAACCGGCCTTGACCGATTCCAGGCGATGCAAACGATTGTATATATGCTTGATTTTCAAAGTCTCGGGAGTATTAAATTCAACAAAAAAAAAGAAAACCTCGATGAGCTCCTATATCGTGCCAAAAAGGTATTCAACTACTCGGCGGATAAGGATGGTAAAATTTATATTCTTGATTGGCAGACCCAATGGTTGTCGCAGCCCATACCACTTTCACCTGAAAAGCTGATTAGTTGTTGCTACCCAAATTGCTACGAAATGGGCAAATTCAATGTTAACTTGTCAAGAGATGAAATTATTAAAATGGGTACTCCGCAGTGTGTAGGGAGTAGCCTAATAGATGGGTGGAAAGTCGTTCGATCGGTTGGTACGACCAGTACCATTTGTATTGGGTACAATTTGGATTCTTGGGAAGACGGTGATGTTACGCCAGGATGTCATGAACTCCAAGGACCTAATTATGAATACTGTTCTGGGTTTGCGTTGACTCTTGGGCTTTGGAACGAAGAAACAGAGAAACAGTTATACGAATACGAAGAAAAGGGTTTAAATCCCATTAATGAAAACAACCCGCTTGTAAACAAGATACCGTGGGTATATCCGCAAACGTTTAAATTTTTCGCCAAGAATGCGTACGAGGTAAACAATAATATGACGACTATACAAAATGAAATCATACAGAGAGGTCCGGTAACAACCGGCTTCGTAATTTACCCGGATTTCCAAGACGAATTCGGTTCGTCCGGTATGGGAGGGCAACTATATAAATCAGGAACCAACCCATTGGGGTCATCCCGTAATTCGCTCATATATATGTGGAATGGAAAGGGTGAACAAATTGGGGGGCACGCTATTACAATTGTTGGATGGGGGACGTTTAAGGATTCATCTGGCCATTTTATACCCTATTGGATATGTCTTAATAGCTGGGGCAGGGAATGGGGCACAAACGGGTACCCAAGTAGTGACCGCAGAGAGTCTTACCCTACAAAACTTAACGAAGGTGGATATTTTTGGATGGTTCGGGGTATAAACAATTGTGGTATTGAGAAGAACGTATGTGCTGGCCAACCCAATATCGGAAATATATCCTATCCCGGAACACTCGAAAAATATGGCTGGGGATTGCCGTATCCAGAGTTGAGCAATGTAAGTCTGATTCCTGGCACCCGTAAACTTGAAACCCCTGATATAACGGTAAAGTTTGGTGACTTGATAGATGGGGGCGGTGTATACGTAAAAAATGAAGGCGTTGACAAATGGAATATCCTTGCAATGGAGCCCCCTTCTCCTTTTGTTTTCTTTTGGCCTGAGGAAAGACCGTTGTATTGTTTGGGTAAAATAACTAAACAAGTATCTGTTTTAGACCGGGATATATATATAGACAATGGTGCATTCCTCAAACTTCGAATGGTCATGCAGTTTTGTATCTCACCAATCCTGGTTCTAAACGACGAACAGGTACAAATCATAGACAATAGCGTTTTCATGACCAAGCTGAAGACGTTACGGGACTCGACTGACACGGAAGATTCGCCCAAGAAATTCAAGGTAAACAGAGGCTTAAACCGTTCCAAACCCCAAAGCCACAATGTTGGGTCCTTTGTTAAAATATTTCCATATAAAGATTTATCCATTCCGGCAATGGAGCAAATGAATTTTAAACGATGTGAAAATATGTTCTTAGGTACACTTAAGGAAACGTCAAACTTACTTGAAGTTTGTAACAAATTAGACTATTCTAAGAAGTTATTAGGCTCGTAATGCCGTCTCGGAATTTTACCTTTGGTTCCCAGCCCAGCGCATTTAATTTTTTTATACATACCCAATACCTTGTGTCGTTAAACAACCTATCGGGTATATATTCAATAAAATCATTCGGGTTTGTCTGGGGGCCATACATTTTCTGGATAATTATATTTGCGATTTCAATATTTGTAAACTCATCCTCCGTACCAATACCATAAATTTCACCTACAACGCCGTTGTGTAAAATAATATCATATGCCGAACAAACATCATCTGTATGTACGAACCTCCTTTTATTAGACCCATCCCCGTGTATAGTTATTTTTTTGTTTTCGTTAAGTAACTTGATAAATTTAGGAATGATTTTTTCCGGATACTGATTGGGTCCGTATATATTGTTACACCGAACAATAATGGTTGGAATATGGAAAGATATTCTATATGCGTTAACCAGGTGCTCAGCCGAAGCCTTTGTTGCTGCATAGGGGTTTGTTGGATTGAAAACCCCGTTTTCTGGGTTCGCACATCCTAGAACTTCGTCTGTGCTCATACATATAAACTTTTTAATTTTTCCATATATCCTGCAACATTCCAATAGCGTATGGGTACCTACAATATTGTTCCTAGTAAATTCAAGTGAATTTCCAAATGAGTTGTCAACGTGTGTATTTGCTGCAAGGTGGATAATTGTATCAATGTTATATTCTTCAAGTATAAATTTAACAAGACAGTGTTCGGTAATATTACCTTGGATGAATTTGTAATTTGCGCCAGAATTTAGTTCCAACTCGGTATTCCTAGTGGAACAATAATCAAGCATATCTATATTTACGATAAAATAGTTTTTATAAGTACTTACAAGATATTTTACCAAATGGTTTCCAACAAACCCGGACCCACCTGTTACGAGAATACAACTATTAAACTGCATTATATATATATATATAGAAGATTAAATTTGCGCGAAGCTTAAATTTGCGGCGCTAGTTAAAAGCTTTTGCAGGCCTCTGCAGTCGAATAATTCATAATCAATTTCTGAGCCGGCCAGAACGACCGGAGGTCGTGCGCGAACGGTCGACGAGACGGCCAACGCGACGCCATGCGTCGTATGACCTTCGGTCAACGCGACGCCATGCGTCGTAGCAGGTCCTTTTAGGAACTTGGTATACCTACGTGAAAGTTCAATTCTATCCTGTGAAATTTCCTTGGATGCATTGTGATCCCTATTAAACGCATTCGCGTAGTTTTTACGGGCGGTGCTAGTTAATTCTGAGAAATTTATATCGGCAAACTCTCTGGTGCTCATATTTGTTTCTACTATATTTAGTTTTTTACGCAATTTAACAATATTGTGTCTGTATTCTTTTGGAGTCACCCCTAGTATCCCCATGAGTTTATTGGCTAGATAGTAGGGGGCGCGGTTCCACTTTGATTTTTCATTAGGTGCCCATTTTGCTGCAAGCGGCAAATCCGCTTTTATACTTTTCGCCATCCGGTGCAGTCCGGTTAGTGAATACAATTTAGCATCAATTGACCATTTGGTAATCCATAGTACATCTACCCAGCATCCATTTTCAATAAAGTTATCGAGGAAGGATTCGTATACATCAGGATAATAAACACTTAGTGCAAATAAAATAACGCGACATATATGCTTCTTTGATTTTCCATACTTGGGGTTGCGCAACTCAATAAGCATACCAAGCGCATCGTTGGGCGATTCCCTGAATAAATTAAAAAACAACGGCAAATAAACAGTACACTGCGTTTCCATAGTTATTTTAAGAAACTCCGAGCGAACAACGCAAGCGTTGTTAGGTGCGAAGCATTGCAACGGTTCCTTGATATTTATAGTCAAGGGCGGCTTAAAGAAGTTTCGCAATTCTTCAATAGTGCGCATCATTTTAAGACCTTCTTAAAAGTTCTTAAAATATATCTATAAAGACTTTTTTTGCAACTTCTTCAAAATGTACTGGACAACACTTTTCCGATTATTGCTTGTCGGCCTTTATCTTTTCTAGGCGTTTCTGTAAAATCTGTAGAGTTTCCATTAGAGTTTCCATTGATCTGTCTTGGGACTCATCAAGTACCGTGGATGTCAAGGCGCCATGTTGAAAGAGGGTATATAAAGTTTCCTCATTTTCTTCTACTTTCGGCATAGCAACACTAATTTTATTGTATAAGTTGTAATCTTCTTCGGTCTTGGCCTTTAACATTAACTCCAATAACTGTTTTCCGACTTCAGTACGCAGGCTGCGCAATTCAGCCTTTTTAGATTCCGCTTTCCTCGCCTCTTCTTCATTTGGTTTGTTTTCTTCTTTTTTTTTAGAAAACCATCCGCCGAAGGCAACAACGGGCAGCTTCCTAGGCCGGCCGCGACCGCGCTTCTTCGGGGGGGATTTGGGTAAGCGACGTTTTTCCATACGCAGTCTTCTGTTCTCCTTGGCCTGTGCCGAGGTTGGCCTGGGAAGGCTCCTGGGAGAAGGCAGCTTCTTCAAAGATCTTTTGAACGGTTTCCGCTTTTCCATCCGCAGTCTTCTATTTTCCTTGGCCTGTGCGGATGTTGGCTTGGGCATCGCGAGCGAAGTTCGCACCGGGGTGCTTTTCTTGCTGCGCCGCTTAGGCGTGCGCTTGCCCAAGTTTTCTACACTAACCCCCTCGTCGGTGTCCTCACCGTAATTTTTCTCAATCCTACTAATCATTTCGTTGAAATCGTTCTTTTGTTTTTTCTTCAGTTTTACGTATTCATTATCTTCGTCCGACACCGCGAATGGATTTTTAGGCGCTGGCGAAGCCACACCGTACTTTTCATAACATTTGTCTATACATATATTAACGTTACCACTACGCTTGCTGCTACGCTTGCTGCTACGCTTGCTGCCGCTGCTACGCTTGCTGCTACGCTTGCTGCTACGCTCAACTGCGGGCGCCACTGCGGGCGCCACTGGGCCGAGTAAGGTAGGGGCAATTCTACGCGGTATACCAAAGTATGGTTTTCTGTACATTATATTTTATAATTAAACATATATTTTTATTTTCTCGTTTATTCTAATAATGGTAAACATTTTACTAGGTGCATTCAATTCGCTGGAGGAAAGTAGAAAGGGGACTTTGCGATCTCTGATTGCGTTTTCATTTTTGGTTCTTTTCAACTTGATATATTTTTATCTCATTGGGAACAACCTTCGGGCGCAGTATCGACGCGATGATAAAAAGTTTACATATATATGTATAGCATATTTTTTATCACTAGTATTGCTGACATCTGCGATCGGAGTACAACTCCCAAATACGGTCGGCACGAACCCTGCCACGGCCCAGGTAGTTACGTATGGGTTATGCTTGGGACTTGTTGTATACGGTTTCTTAAATATAAATATGTATACAATGTTTAAAAATTGGTCCTTTGCAATTGCTTTGCGGTATACAGCGTTCGGAATAGTATCTGTCACTCTTTCCGCACTATTCACCTACTATTGCTCAGAACACGCT